GTCAAGGGGCCCTTCGACAACGAGTACTTCTTTTGTAGGATCGACCTGATCCAAACCAAAAATCGATTGTGCATCTTCATCTACCTTAATGTTAATATAACGTAATGACTCGCCTCTGATTCCGCGAAGGCTAACAACAAGGAGTTTACCAGCGCCATCAAAAAAAGGAATCGCAAGTCTCGGTTCAGATGTAATGATCGACTCTTTGTATTTGGCATTAAGTTGAATGACATCTTTAACATTAGGAATGAAATACAACCGATCAAAAGCATCGCGAGGAATTTTGCGGTCAGTAACATATTTAATTACCTCATGATCATCTGGTAGCGTATCAAGTCGATCCATAATCGAGTCGAGTAGTTTAGGTTCTGGTTTTTTAGCAAACTTCGGTTCTTCAAACTTTAGAACTGATTCTACGGTTTTATGAGAACTCTTGTTATGCGCCCCATCTGCATATCGTTCTACGACATATTGACTGTAGAGGGTTGCATCAAAGTTCTTGAGGAATGTTCCAAAGTGTTGACTCGCGCCACATTTATGGCACTTGTAATATAGATCCTGTTTACCGCGATAGAAATATCCTCTCGCCTTGCGCTTTAGACGCTGCGAATCACCACAGATTGGGCATCTGCAGTTGAATAGATCTTGGGTTTTCTTCTTGAAATTCTCGAGTCGATACGAAATCGAATGGAGATACTTGATATCAATATATAAACTCATAATACAGTTATACCCCATTATGGGGTGGAAGTAAAGGGATTTATTGAAAAAACTTTAACAATACAGGAAGAATTTTCGTTATAAGTGCACCCAGTACCAAACCACCACCGATCATAATATACTTGGTTCTTTCCAATTGTTCAATACGTTTTTTGTTTTTTTCTTCTTCTTTATCGACCGATCCCTTGAGTTCTTTGATCGATGCCATGATTTTATCTTCAGTCTGATCAACCTTATCCGAGAGTTCTCTCGTTGTGGTTGTTATGCGAGAATGAAGTTCTTTATTGTTTTCAGTGGATTCTCTACGATGGACTTCCATCGCATCGTAGAGATCTTTATTTACAGCTTCTTGTCCGTTTAGTTTTAAATCGTGCACGACAAGCATTTTATTGATTGAGTTAGAAACATCAGTCATCTTTTCTATTACGGTATCTAGACGACCGAACACGACCTGCATTTGCTTCAGGTCGTGTTCTAGAATCGCGACTTTAGTTTCTAACTCTACCATTTACTTTGCTTTTGTCTTGCGGATTTTCTTGACTACTTCTTTGACAACCGCTACTTCTGCTTCTGCCTTATCGACAACAGCAGTAAGTTCAGCAACGTCTATTTTACCATCTTTATTTGTATCTGCAAAACCAAATAGAGTTTTGATGAGTTCTTTAATCTTGTTAAACATATCTGTTATCCCCATGCTGCGAATTGTTTAGTTTTCTTAATGCGGTCATCTAGACCATGCGTTCCACCATTTACACGACGAGTAATCTGACCAATAACTGCATCGGTTACACCCTTAGCAGCGATTGCGAACAGACCGTTCTTGTTAAAGAACCATAGTGCTGACTCGAATGCGAGTTCTGTTGCAACGACGTCAGGATTTGTTACAACATCAGGACGACCGATGTCTTGAGCGAATTGAGTGTAGTTGCTCTTACCAGTTAACTGGATTGGTCCACGACCACGGAACTTATACCCATCACCCGATGACTCTGGTCCATTGCCCATGCGATTAGCATAGACCTTGTTAGCAATCTTCTCTGGTTTGCGAGCATACCCTGCAGTCGATGCGATTGTTGGGAAGTACTTCTTGAAGATGCCATTCAGACCCTTATCTGAATAGTTTAGATTCTCAGAGAACACTTTGAAACCACCCGACTCGTGAGCGCACTGACCGAAGAAGTGTGCTGCTTGTGCCGTCGATAGTTTAAAGTAACCCTTCGCTGCTTTGAATGTTCCTGGACCCCATTTACCATCAGCAGAGACACCACATTTTGCTTGTAGTGATTGCATTGGTCCGAGACCAGTAACAGTTGGTGCTTGGACTGCTGCCTTAGCAACCTGCGCGACTGCTTGAACGGCAGGAGCACCTGCTTCTTTGGTTGTACGCGGATCAAAATCTTTAACAGGAGTATATTTTGTTCCACTTGCCTTAGATTTAGTAGCAACCAGACGCTGCTTGCGGTTTCCGCCTTCCTTCTTAATAGAAGCATGAACCCAACCAGAGTTCTTGTCACCAGCAGCATAGAATTCTAGGATGACTTGGTCAAACTCTAGATTGTCAGCAACCCAGTCAGCAACCTTCTTATTGTCCACACCCTTGACTTCAAAGTCAATTGCTTGACCATTAACATGCTGAGATGTTTTAGATCCACCAACTGCCTTATTGACAAGTGGTGCGCGATATGATGAGTTGATTGTTACTGGACCAAACTTAGCGCGAACAGGTTCGAGAATCTTTTCGCAGCAGTAACGCATGTTCTCAATGTGTGCAGCAGTAGGTGTGTTAGGAATACCAAGACGCTTTGCGGTTGGCGATACAATCATTTCTCCGAGAGTAAAATGTTCAGTTAGTTGTGTCATTATCTACTCCTTAGAATGGACCGAAGTCGTCGTCGCTGTCTTTATACTTATCGATCGCTGCCATCAGTTTAATTTCATTGTCTGCCTCAATCGACTCTGCCTTAGCATGTTCAGTGTGCGCTTCTGCGAGATGCTTATAATCAGTCTTGCCGAGTTCTTGAACCTTGACGTTCGGATCGAATTCAGTAACCTTCATGTTCATCATCGTAGCAAATGCGCCAACAAATGCACCGACAATCATCGAGAATGCTGGACCAATGATCTTAAAAATTTCATTATTGTCAATAATATCATTTGGCATAAACATACCAATCAACATCATAACAACAACAGATAGCATTATGGAACCCAAAGTGAGCGCCGCCATCTTCATAATCATGATTTGGACTTTGCCCTTTTCAATCTCTAGTTCCTCTAGAGTATTGACTTCTTTCGATACCGAAACAAAGTTTAATAATCCCTTCATATTACTTCCTTCTAATAATTGTATTCTTTTTGCGATACTTCTTTTGAGCAGCTTTAGAAACTCCAGGTTCCGCTTGGTTTGGAATGCTTGGATTATTTATGCCGATACCAGCAATAGCACCACCTGCAACACCCATACCATCTTCGGAGATGAAATCTTTGAATGATAACATTGTATTAAATTCCAATTGTTCTGCGAGGGATTTAGTTTCGTCTTGCTCCATCGTCATATAAAAAATTTCTTCTAGAATATCCTCGTCATACTCGACGTTTTCTCTGATAAGTGCCAACGCAGTGGCGAAAGCAAGGAATTTACTATTTACAAATGGTACTTTATTTAGAATTCTCTTCAATCTAAAGACCATGCGATGTAAAAGAGTAAATGATTCTCTTTCTTCTTCCGTTCCAAGATCTGCTTCTTTTCTAATGACAGTGCCATGCGCATCAATAATACCGAGACGATATGCATCAGTCTCGGTAAATGATGTTGTTAACATACGTAAAATACGATATGTTATGATTGCATCGACAAACCTTGCCATTAAATCCCTCTTAACTTGTTAACGATCGTATAATCCATAAAAACATCTGGCAGTTCATTATCTTGCATTCGGTTTAAGAATAACAGAAAAGGTTTAATTAGAGGCATCAAATCAGAGAGTTTATAAACTATCATATCTGTCGCTGCTTGATTAAACACATTATATAGAACCAACAAATGATTTATGATAAGACGTTCGTTGAGAACATTAGTATTTTCGTATCGCGTTAATAATCTTCGGAGATAAACAAAACGTTTCAAATCTTCCTGTAAATCTGAAATGCCAGTACATCCAGGATTATCATAATGTTTAATTGCGAACATTAAAAAAGTTTCTTCATTCAATTCATTAATCATATTATGATACCGTTGCCGTCCCTCCAAGGAAATACCAATTACCACTCAGAAAAATCAAATTAGCAGTGTCACCTGCTGAATTAAACACAATAGAACTATGTCCAATATTAGAACTGATAGTTAGATTATGTCCTCCACTGTTTGATATCATAACAACAACTTTAACTTGACCCTCTACACCATCTGCGATGGTAAGTGTTCCAGGTCCATCGGGTGAAGTGATTTTAGTTATTAGAGCAGTCACATTGATAGCACCCGCAGACGTTAAAGTCTGCGTAGTGCCACTCAATACCAGTTTGCTATTTAGAACCACAGAAACTGGAATACCACCAAACAGATTAGCAACAGTCACTTTGTGATCATATGGTGATGTTGCTGGTTTAACAACATACATTAAGTCTGTAGAAACAAGCGTTGACGCTGTTGTTAACGCTGAAAGTTTGCTATCTGCCATTGTTTAATGCCTTATGCGTCTGGGAATTCAATATCATCAGCAGCATCGCTAGATGCAATCGCATTCTTAGAGAGTGCTACAAGAACTTCATACTTCACACGACCAGCGTAGGCACCAGTTCCAACTGTGCGCTGCACCCAACCAGAGTGAGCGGCAGAAGTACCAGTTTCACCAGTACCCTTGGCAGCAGTTGCAGTTGCTTGATCAGCAGATGCTTGGATTTCAAAGTACTGAGCATTGTTGCCTGTAGCACTGATATCAATAACTGTTTCAGTTATATAGGTTAGACCAGTTAGAGTACCAGCAGTAGTTACAATTGCGACAGCAGCTTCAGTCGTTAGAGTAAATCCAGTAACATTTGGTGAGGTTCCAGTTACGGCAGAAACCTTATATGTTGTTCCTGATGTGTATCCAGTAATAGTGCCTGTACCTGCAAGTGTACCAGTAATTGTAAGACGATCACCAACTGCAAGAGTTGATGCACCACAAGTAAACTGACCAGCAGTACCAGAAGTAGCAACAGTGGCAACAAGAGTACCAGTACCAGCTGCTGCCTTAACTTCGAATGCGTTAGCAGTTAGACCAGCAGTGGCAACAAAGTAAGATGTTGCTGTAGTTAAACCAGTAGCAGAAGCGCCACCACCATTGACATACTTAACTTCTTCATTGGCAACTAAACCATGTGCAGTATAAGCAATAGTATCAGTAGCAGCAGTAATTCCAGAAGTAGGAATAACACGGCGAGGTTTCGCAATAGCAACAGTTGGCACAGTTTCATATGACGAACCAGTATTTGTTACTGTGACTGCCGTTACTAATCCACCTGCGATGGAAGCAGTTGCAGCAGCAGATGCTCCGCCACCACCAGAGAAGGTAACTGGAGGAACTTCAAGGTAACGTGCTCCGCCTTGGATCAAAGCAACCGAGGCAACATTGTCACCACCAACACTAATTTCAGTGTTATCAACACCAAAGACTTGAGTTGATTGGAAATCTGTTGTCGAAACCGAAGCAACAGATGTTGGTTTTTCACTAATTGTATATTCTTGAGCAGAGAATACAGTAAGAACTGATCCTGGATTCGCATTAATTACTGTAGCAACTGTGTCGCTGGCAACAGCAATAGCAATCATTTCCTGGTTACCAACACGAACAACATCACCGACTGCAAGAGCAGGATCGAAGTTAGTTCCGTCGCCTGTTAGAGTGCCGCGACCGTAATCTAGACTTAGTGTGAAGGTATGTGAAGCACCTGACCCGTCTGTTGAGGCGATTGCGGTTGGAAAATTATGTAGTGCACCTTCTTCAGTAGCAGCAACCATAAAAGTATCTGTAGTAACATTAGTTACATAATATGTGCTACCAGATGTTAGACCAACAACAGAGGTTCCTCCGCCGTTTGCATATGCAACAGCATCACCAAGTTGGAATGGATGTGCGGCAGAAGTATATACTCCAGCGGCATGTCCAGTTGCACCATTGAATGTGATAGCGGGAGCAGTAAGAGTTACCGTTCCTGCCGATGTCTTATCGTCTTTATTACCCCAAGCTGACATTAATTGTCTCCCTTTTTAAATTTTTGATCTACGTGGTTGAAAAATTCTTTTCGTTTATCTTCACCAAGTTCCGAGGGAGACTTGATGTTATAATGTTCTAGAGCAGCATTGAATGTGTTCTTATAAGACTCATGCATCGACTTTACTGCTTCAATATCTTCTTTGGTTAGTTTCTTAGACTTCTCAATTGTTCTGAGCGCACGGATAGAACTCTTTGCGTCTTTGTTCATCTTATCATACGTCATTGGTTTCTTCGTTGACGCCGATTTACCATCTGCGCTGATGTTGTAATCTCTTTCGCGTTTCCCTCTTAGATAGCGATACGCCATATCAGAAGAGATCTCATCAACCTGCTCGACTTCTTCTTTCATACCAGCATTCAGTTTTTTAGCATGAGCATGTGCAGCCTTGTGCTGGTCAGAAGATGTTTGCTTCGATTGAGAGTCACCATAAGGAAACGATTTGACTACTTTTGATGTCATCAATGCCTGCCCCCCCGCATCTTTTTTACCAGTGGGAATTTTTTCGTTGACATGATGTGCATTATAAGCTGTATGAACAAAATATGTTGCTTCTTCGAGATCGACTTCTTCAGTCTGAGATGCCTTCAAATCTGCAGCAGTTGGTGCGCCTTCGCTTCCAGGTTTACGCATACGCTCACCTGAACCACCCTTAATGCGCTTACGCTTGGCATGAATGTTATCCCACAGTCCACGCTTTTCTTCGATTGTTTCTTCGTTGGTTTCTTTAGTGGGCGAAAACTTCTTTACTGCGGATTTTGCAGCAATAGATCCAGCGGCACCAGACATAACGCGAGTAGCAACACCAGCACCTGCGTTTTTAGCAAGTTTTGATGCAATCATTCTACCTGCTACCCCTGCTAATGCGGCATATTCATTTACAGTTTCTTCGCTCATCTCGCCTTGCATATAGTTGCTGGCGGTTGAGATGTAATCTTCTGCCAAAGTAATCTTCGACTGAACCCACTCAGGAAGATTGGTGTCATCGGAAAGCATATCATGCATACGTTGCGAGTTAGCAATGATTGACTTCAGTTGACCCATTGCCATGTCACCTTCGTAGTCATACTCTGTCTTTTCTTTTGCTTCCTTGATATTAATTCTTTTGTTCTTACCATGATGCCATCTAATACCAGATTTCCATTCATCCGCCGAAATACCCTTTGGGTGCTTTTCACTTTTCTTTGAACCGTGCATCTGAGAATGGGTATACCAGCCATCATCTTCTTCGTCAAGCATATTTTTGCCCAACTTAGTACGTACTGCTTTCGCTAACTTCGATGCATCGACACCGAAGTCCTTGGCAGCAGACATAACATGACTCTTACGAATGTTATCACCATAACGTTTGGTCAGGTGAGCAACGATAGGAGCATTTTCGTCGAGTTCAGTTTCTTCAGTAGCATAACCCTTAGCACCAGCACGAGCACGATTGAAGATGGCATCGTCACCAAGAACAATAAACATCATCGAGTTAATGAAGTTTGCCATGACATCACGCTCAGCACCCTGAAGTGTCATACCACCCTGTACCTTGACAATTGCCTTGCGAAGAATCGGAATGGTATTCGCTGGCATCAGACCAGCGCGAACTAGTTGCTGAAGACGACCATCTAAATCTTGCGATTCAGCAATGACAGTATCTCTGATTGTTCTTTCTAGACTCATTTGATATTCCTCTAATCTTTTCTATATTTATATTATTTTGAGGTCGCTCGTAGCATCCACGCATGTTTTGCATGAATATCTAGACGTTCTTCAATAAGATTTACAAGACCCCGATTACCGTCTGCATCAGCAAGTTTATGTGCCGTATTTAATGCTTCAATTACGGAAACATTAGCATCGATAAGATCTGCAACCATCCCCGAAACATCAACGCCGTAAATATTTGACTCTTTAACTGTAGTTGTAGATGCCAACTCAGTCATATTATATGGGGCATAGTCATCTAGTGCACGAATCTGTTCAGCGATAACATCTACTGCAGCGAACAATTCCAAATAAAGATTTGAAAAGAAATCATGCAACTGAGAGAAGTCTTTACCTTCTACGTTCCAGTGATGACCATGCGCTTTGAAATACATCGCAAAAGTATTTGCGAATACGATCTTCATTGATGTTACCAACTCGTCCATGTTAACAATTCCACTTTCTTAATGCTAATGCTTTACGAGTCGGGCGACCCTTTTCGTCTTTCATTGGACCTTCTACACCAGACATTCTAGCACAGAAACTCTTACGACGACCTGCTGCTTTACTACCTGCCTTTAACTTAGAAGGAGGAGTAGTTACAGGTGCCTGTAGATTACCACCAGACTGTCTATTATAGTGGTCACGACCCTTTTGAGTCAACCCACCAGTAGAGGACTTGTGCCCCTTACCGTCAACTGCTGCTTCTTTGATGCAAGAACCCTTCTCACATGCTTTAGTTCCTGGTTTACGTTTGTAACCAGTCCAACAAGTGCACCCAGTCTTTTCTGTTTCAACGACAAATTCTGCGAAAGAATGCATTACCTTTTCTTTCTTTTATTTCTATTGTTGATTCTATTACGATCGATCATACGTTCTTTTTGCTGAAGACGAAGGGAAAGTCTACCGACCATCGGTGCCATGCGCTTTACCATTCCTTCTAATCTTGTCTTCTCAGAAGCAGAAAGCGAAGAACGATCACGCCCACGAAGAACTCTACTATAAACCATATTACGAGCAGCACGAACGGATCTCGACTTAATACGATCAGGAGTTGCAACACGCTTCAGCGCCATGTTTCTTGCAAGATTACGACGACCCTTTGTTCTCATCATATTGAAACGCTTCTTCAGACGACCTTGTGGAGTAATACCTTCAGCGATATCCTCATCAGAATCTTCGTAGTTCAGATCTTCGTAATCATAATAGTCAATCAGATCTTCCCACTCAGCGTTTTCGATTTCAGCAGTAACATCATTTTCGATTGCGAGCATATCATATTCGTCGTGACGATCGTCGCTATTGTAGTCCATCATATCATCGCGAACTGGTGGAGTTGGATAGTTTGCTGGACTGATGGAATCTGTGTTAGGTTTTTCCTGACTAAAGTCAGCAAATTGTTCGTGAATTGCTTTGAGGAAATCGTCGTGTGACTTATGTGCACGCTTGACTAGCGATTCTTTTTCGATCGAAGACTTCAAACCATGGTACTTGTTCATAAACTTGTCATGATGATTAGGAGCAATTTCGTGCTCTTTACCATCATAGAACTTTACCTTGGCATTAATCGACTGAGACTTGTGCAGTTGGTGGACCAGATTCTTAGGGACATCTGCTTCTGCTGCTTTTTTCTTAGCGACATTTTTCTTTGCTTTAGCGATTGCCTTTGGATCCGAAAGAACCTTTTGGATTTTTGCTCTAAAATTTTGGCGAGCAATAGCACCCCTTGCGGAAATTTCTGAGAGAGTTTCTTCTTTCTGAATACCACCATTATACCGTGTCGGGACACCATCGTAACGAGGATCGAATGTTGGAATCTTTTTCGCAGCAAGACCTTCTTGTCCAGGAGTCATAGCAGCATACTTCTGGCGGAGAGCATCAGTTCCCCATTCGTTGCTCTTGCCGAGTTCTTCTTTAACCTGACCATCGTGTTCCGAATCAAGACTTTTGAATCCAGATTTAACACCATGATGAAATCCAGTCGCTTGATAATCTTTCTTAAATTTATACGCAGCGCCTTTATCAGAAGCGTAGTGTAATTCACCGCCCCATCCCTTTAGGTGCTTTTTAAACTCTGGTGAGTTGTGATCCTTACTATCGCCCTTGACGTGAACAGAGTAGACCTTACCCTCAACTTCTTCTTTGACTGTCTTTAGACCACTGCGCAGTTCCTCTGCTTTCTTGCGTTGCCTTTCTGCAACAGCATCCCGAGATCGTTTGATGCTGGCGTTGCGTCTGTCAATAGAATCTTGGTGTTGTTTAGCATAAGGATTGGCGTTGCGAGAAGCTTGGTATGCAGCAGAAGGTTGGTATGCTGCTGCTTCTTCGACTTCTTCTGCATCACATTGACCACAGCACTCTGGAGTTCCGCAATTGTCGTGTTCAGTTTCTTCAGGTAAACCTTTTTTGCGTCTTTGAGCAGCAGTGAAATGATCAGGTGTTCCAGTATCTGGATCCATCTTTAGTTTCGCACCTGCTTTTTTTGCAACTGCCGCATTCTTAACGGCTGCTTCCTTGACCGAATTCATCGCCTTGCGTGCGAGGTGCTTGGCAACGTTCTTAATCTCGTTGCCATACTTGTCCTTACGCTTCTCGCTAGACTTACGAGTTGGGTTTTTAGGATCTTCTTTCCAAGGTGGTGAATCGGTCATAATTGGGGTATACTCTCCAGTCGTTTCCTATATTTATAATAATTACTGCTTGTATTTAAAATCGCACATCAAACGAGTTGGATATCCATCAGTACCTTGAGAGTCTCGAATGTTCAATTTAAATTCATACTTAGGACTGACAATCACAATGTCAATTCTCTTACCTTTACCAGTCTTACCACCATAGTAGATAGTTTGCGACATAACATTTGCTGCTTGCTGCATATAGATGGAATCGACTTTATATGACTTAATTTTTCCAGGAAATTTATGGACAACGTGGTATCCATATCCAATACCAGATTCCAACAGAGTCTCTAGTGCGAGACGATTAGGGGAAGTTACTGTTACTGTTTCACTTGTACCAGTTCCGTTAAAGATATCGCAGAATTTCTTATGATCAATTTTAAATAGATCTAATAGTGCCTGACCATCTTTATTGGAGATAGAACCTGATTGAATTTCTTTTTTGGTAAGAATAGTTTTAACACCAACATTAAAGAACGTAACAGTGTTTTGGAATTTCAAACTGAGAAATAATGTCTGTGCAATATTATTCTTATCTTTCCATGTCACAGTAACATCGGTAACTGCTTCGCCAATATCATTACCCGTTCCTTTGGTATTAGATAATTTAATTCCACCAATAAATGAAAGAGGTCGTTTGGTATTATCTCCACCGACTGCCTGCGCCTTGAAATTAGAACCCTCTCCAATACCATAAGTTTTATCTAAACCTTCAATGGTTTCTAGAATCATTCTATCAATACCAACAGTCTCGCCTTCTCGCCAGTCCATCAATGCTTGGGTGAATTGATCTTCGAAAGCATTGCCGCGATTTTTAGCACCTCTGTTGCCAGCAGACCCATCTCCAAATTTTACTTTAAATGGTTGTGTAACACCTGACTGAGTTAAGATTTGCTGTTCAGTAAGAGAACCCTTGATAGCGCGAACAACATTGATTTTTGGCACATCGAGATTGATATTAATAGGTTTATCGATCTTCGGATATTTTTTACGCAGAAAATTAAATACTGCTTTACAATTGTCGCGATACGTTTGGTTGTGTTTGTAACCTGTCAGAGTCGAATCAATATCCTTCTCTGAAGATGGAAAAAAATCATACGGCATTACTTCTTTTTCTTTTCTTTCGCCATCGCGTCAACTGCTTCCTTGTTCTCGTTTATCCAACGTTGAAGTTCCGTTAGTTGGACCGAGTTGGATTGGCAGATGGCGTAGTTGCGGATGATTCCGATGAGGGCATCAGTGTCTTTAATTGCTGAGGGGGACGCATCAGAACTTCTGGTGGCGTCGGCATCACTGGCACTGGCACTAATGTCGTGCGTGAACACCCAGCCGTTAGACATAACAGACTGACTAGGAACATTGTCTTTAGCGGCATCAACATAAACATATTCTTTCTCTCTAATTGTGTTTGTTCTATCAACATATTCAGTAACTACATTATTACTAATCTCTGAATTCTTTCTCTCTAGTTCTGCAACTTGTTCACTTGCTCTAGCAGAGAATCTAGCAAGTTCTGCATCAGCATAAGCAGATCCCTTCATGTATCCATAAACAAAAACACCAAGTATTAAGGCAGCACCTGCTAGTAACTTATATGGTAATGGGATCATACCGAACATATTTAATTCCTTATTCTTCTTCAGATTTCTTAGTTGGTTTCTTAGGAGCGAACTTCTCAACTCCAGTAATACCAAGAGTACCGATAACAATATACATTACACCGTTAAAGATAAACTCTTCAATGGTGAAGTCCCAGAATAGATTTGCAATGTAACCGATAGCAATAAGTAGAGTAGCAACAACTGCTACCATGCGCTTAGAGGACGGATTGCCATTTTCTGACATCATATCTTTAATGTATGTTAGAAATTTACCCATGGGTTATTACCTTTTTAATTTGACTTTACCAGCAAGAATTCCAACCCTTGAACGATCCATAATGCTTTTTGATTCTGCATCGGAGAAGTTGGAACCGAGATGATGTTTGTATGTCTTTTCGTCGCCTGATGCTGCTGCGTTGCGCATCTTTGTTCCTGACATACCATGTGAACGGTTTTCGTCTTTTGGATAATGGATTTCTACTCTATGTGGTTTCTCACCATTAAGTTCGGGAATCTTACCAGATTCAATTGAGTTCTTTAGACGTTCCGCCATTTCCTTGCGATCGTGTCCGAAGTGAAGATGTAATACTTTCTTTGGACCGCTCAACGAATGAAATGCACGACCTACCGTTTGACCAGCAGACTTTTCGACCTTGAATTCAGCAGCACCGTTTGACTGTTTATTGGCAATATGTTCTCTTTCTTTATCAGAAAACACATCTGACTTACCAGACAAACCAACATGCTTCTTACCAGCACCCATTCCGCCAACAACATCAATATGATGACCCATATGAGTATGAGGGGATGCCCCCATAAATGCTACGTGAGCATGCTGTTCTGCTTCTTCCTCAATGTATGATTCGTTAGCACGATCACTAACACCGAGATGACTGCGTAGATGCTCGAGAGCAGAACCGTGGTCCATACCTTTCTTGGTAGCAACACCTGCTTTAAACTTGTCATATATTTCTTGGTGTTGTGACTTTGGAATATGCTTCTTGATTAATTCTGCCACACCCTTAAATGAATCAATCTTTTTGTGTTCTGCAGTAGCACCAAATAGTTGTTTCGATATCTCATCTGGATGCTGCACACCAATATCTTTATCATCTGTTCTAGAACGCAGACCATGTGAGATCGAAAACTTATGAGTCGATCCTGCTGCTGCATTGATAAGCATCTTGTGATGCACACCTTTAATACCTGCCTTGGTATCTTCCCAGTTAGAAGAATGTAGGAACCTATCAGTTTCAGATCCTGGATTATGCACACCTTCGAAGTCGAATTGATGGTGTTCACCATTCTCGTGGCGCATTACTGCAGAGATTTCGTTACCGTGTTTCTTAGTTCCTGCTACGGTATAGTTACCAAATTTCTTACCTGTTGCTAGAGTTGATGCTAGTTTGTCTTTATGATCGTGACTGACCTGAACGTCGACATCGCCGACATGTGGTTTATATCTAGCAAATTCGTGGTCGTCAATATGATTTCCCATGAAATCACGCGAAGAACCTGAATAGACGTGACCTGTCTTCAGGTGAGTTTTATCTGCACCAAACAGATGTTCGCCATGCTCTTTGTGAAACGCATCGTGTACTTTACTCAGCGCTGTGTGAACATCTGTTCTGCGCACTGCTCTGGTATCATGTTGGATTGGAAATGGAGCAGCAGAAGTTTCTTGCCCCTTTGGTCCAACTTTGATATTTCCACCCTCGTTTAGAAAGAACTTAAAACTTTTCATTATTTTTTCCAAACGATAGAGTAGAAGAAGATTTCGCTTCTTTGAATTTTGGATTGATTGCCTTGAAGCGAGTCGCCTCTGGGTTAGCAGGTGATGGGTGAACAACCAATCCTTCAGTACCAGATCCAAATTTGTTCTTGATTTTCTTTTCGCCAAGATGCGCAGAAACCTTAGCACTAACACGCTTTTTGATGTTATTAAACTTTTCAATCTCAGCGAGTTTTGCTTGTTTGTTCTTAGGAACTGTTCTGGTATTGATCAACTCATGATTGAGTTTATGGAAATCTGCTACTTCATCTTTGACATCGACATGCGATGGCGTGTGCTTAATAATATCATGATCGAATTTTATATTATCATCCGACAAATTGTTCTTAAAGTGTTCAGGATCGTGTTGCTGATTCGTCGGCATCTTAGAGTGAATGATAAATGAACCTTGCTTACCCATTCCCTTCGTGGAATAGGAAGTATGAACAAACTTCACTTCATCTTTCTTATCTCCAGGACGAGCGAGCGAGCGATTAAATGCTTCGCCGCTGACAGCAACTTCGCCATGCTTCTCATAATGTTTTGCCAGATGATTCTGCAGTGCGCTGTTTGAGTGTAGAGCATCGTGGAACTTAGACATTGCTGTTGGACCAGTAGGATCATATTCCTTACCAGTCTCAGATGCTCTGCGTTTTGCTCGTTCAATATGTCCTGCACCAGTTCTAATTCGATCGCTACCAGAACCTGAGTGTTGTGTGTAGAATCCATTTTCGTCATGCCCAAACTTAAACGTTTGACCATCGGTCTTTTCAGTTACATGATGGATGTGGACTTTACCGCCTTGAGTAGTTTTCTCAAACTCATGCGTAGACAGCGACGGAGTTTGTCCACCTGCAGGTGTCGGTGAGGAATGCAGGTGTGGGAGACCCTGTCGGATAGATGCTTCAGAGAGATATTGGGTAAATGATAACATGGGATTCCTGTTCAAAGTATCTCTCTATTTATAATAAAAATGCCTACGTTACTCCGACTTTTACTATGTTTTCTCGCTAAGAGAATGTGTTTACTACGGGTACACCGTTGGTAATCGGTAGGCAATCACCGTTAGTATTTATTAAAACACTTTTTTCCAAGGGAAGTTTATACGAGATGGAACTCTTTCTATTGTATTTGGATCAAATTTTCTTGTATAGAATATCATCTTCTCATCATCATATACTGGGATGGTAGCAGTATCATCAATGACCCCCTTTCTACCACCACGACGACAAGTAAGAACCACCCAGTCAAGATTTACTTTTTCACTTATATCGGCAAGTCTGCCTAAGAATTCTCGGTCACCAAAATGAAATGGAACCCACGATTCATCATAACCCTCAGATTCCACAAACAGTTTCTTTGAGATAACAAACTGATTGAGTGCAACATAGGGATCACCGCGACCTTTGTAGCGAGCATTAATCTCATACAATTTCAGAGGATCAAGTTCTTCTGTTTGCAATCTGCGCAGTTCAGAGGGTTGGATTGTATAATCAATATCAAGGAACAACAACCACTCAGTATTAGCAAGCATGGCACCAAGATTGCGGCAACCATGACTGTTGAATCCAATATCCTTGGTGACTTTATATACTGAGAGATCTATGTTGTCTGAAAATGTAACACCCCGAAAGACTTCCTCGGCGGGAACCTCTTGGGATCCATCGTCGATTAGGATAATCTTGATCGGGGTGTTGTAAACGTTCCATCTCTCGATTTGTGTCTCGAGAAGTGTTCGGTCGTTATAGTAAGTATGGATTATTGTGAATTGGTTCATCCAACGATCTGTTGGAGTTCCGCACTTGCATCAATTTCGGTTAGATCGATGGCGGGAAATTCAACCTGCTCAGTTAGACTATACTGAAGATACTCATTATGAGTAAGATTCTGATCCAGATACAGTTGCCACCCCGAGAGAGTTTCGTGGAACTGCTTAGTATGAGTTTCGATAAGGTGGCGTTTTGATTCACATGCCTTGCCGAGTTCTTCGAGAGTTGGTTCAGCGGTGAACCGAGCAATGACATATTCCTTGGCACCAACTGTTTTCCAAAGTGGCATATCATCAGTCGCAGAGTTTGCCCAGAGGGAGGTCGTTACAACCAACTTGAGATTTAGTTCTTCATTAGTTACTTCAGTCATATTCATTCCTTAAAAAATGGTGATACCAGTAGGATTCGAACCTACGACCTAGAGCTTAGAAGGCTCTTGCTCTATCCAGCTGAGCTATGGCACCAATGGGTATTTAGGCACGGATTTTATATTCACGAAACAAAACTGACTTCGCAAAATCTTCCTCGAAATTAGGATGACGTTCAGCGTAGGCAATTTTTCGCTCGGCGATTGGAACTTCTTTCAGAGCCTGACACTTCTCGTTACGATCATCAGAACGTTGAGCGATCAGGTTCAAAATAAAAAGATTATATTGGTGACCAACCCAAGCGCCATTGGCATTAAATTTATTATAATTAAAAACACCCTTACCGATTTTAGCATTACCGTCATCGTAAAAAATAGCCATGTTCAATTTCCTTTCATTGAGTATTACTTATACCGCACTTGAAAGGAAAAGTCAAGTGTTTTTTATCGAACATCTACCTTTTCTGGAAAGTCAAACCAACCAGTAGCGATATACTTATTTCCGACAAGATCACGTGCTGCGCGATGAGAATGAGTATATGCTGCTGGCCAAATAAGCAAAGTTCCTGCCTCTGGTTTAATTGCTAGGTCTTGGTATTTAAACTCGGTCTTGCCACCTTCATCCACAGTGTTTAGATATAACATCCAGACACCAAACCTACCTCTGTGTTTCCCAGAACCCTGTTCAGAATGCCATACATGAAACCCTCCACCAGTTTCTGATTTCTGAAATTTCCATCCAGGATTGAAGACTTCTAAGAATGCTCGACCAGCAGCGCCATACTGCTTGTTGTACTGTCTCCAACCAGCATGGACTGCATCAATAACAGAATCTTCGGATGATTTCAAAGAACCATATCTACCAGTAAAGATGTTCCAGTCTGTTCTGGATGCATCATCTGATAAAATGCAGGAATCACCTGGATCTGGACGAAAGATGATATCGTCCATTCTGTCACAGACTTGCTGACACTTTTCGATGCTTAGAGCATTAGGGTATGATTCGATAAAATTCATTAGAAGTTAAACTTTGACATGTCTCGTTGACGTTGACCGATTGTGGTTTTCTCGAACACTGGTAGATCGTCTTGACCTGAATCCATAATTCCCTTTTGGGCAGATTCTTCTAAATCATACAGACGCATCTTACCACGATCGATACCAACCATGAACCTCTTATTTAGTCCTGGATCATTGTAGCGATTTTTCAACTGCTTGACCATTAGTTGCCCCATTTTCTCGAGTTCTTCAGTAGAGATGAGAGCAAACATCAAGTCGGCAGTTGCTGGCAGACCGAAAGACTCAGAAGTATCAGTAATATCGACATCACTGTTAGCATAACCACCACGAGTTGTTTGAGTGGCAGACATAATAGGAAGATCAAACTCGACCGCAAACCCACGAAGTTCTTCAGCAATCGCTTTCACATATGTGTATGAGTTTACACCTGCTCCTGGCTTGAACCTACTCGACGCACAGATGTTAAGATAATCGACGAACACAATATCTGGAGCAAAGTTGCGCTTCAACATCAACTCATTTAGTAGTGCCTTGAAATGTCCAACGTGCGCACTGGCAGTGGGATATTCCTTAACAATCAACTTACCCTCAGTTTTATTTCGAATTTTCTCGATACGATTGTCGAACATAGACTTAGAAAGATCCTTCAACTCACCAATGTTTACATTCATCATGTTTGCATCGATACGTTCAGCAATCTTTTCTTCACTCATTTCTAGAGTGATATAAAGAACATTCTTACCCTGTGCCAATGCTCCTGCTGCCATATGACACATAAACAAAGACTTACCAACACCAGTACCAGCGAGTGCGATATTCAGAGTCTTATTGGGAAGTCCACCATCAGTAATCTTATTAAACATTTCAAGATCGAATGGCAGTTTATTTTCTTTGCGATGATAGAATTCGAATCGAGCATCAGAATTGAGAAGATAATCGTGACCAACGTTATTATCGAAACAAATCCCGAGTGCTTCCTGTAGAATGGAAGGGATACCATCCTGAGAATGCTCTTTGTCTCCGCCATCAATAATCTGAATAGACTTCATGATTGCATTATAGACTGCTTTGTCCTTACAGAACTTCTCAGTTTCCTCGAGCAACCAACTAGAATTAACTTCAAGATCTGAATCCATTTGAGTCAATTTCTCGTTTAGATTCTTAAACTCATTTTCATTTACAGTAGTATCATTTTGTGCGGCAATCTCAATCGCCTCAATAGTTGGGAGAGAATTATACTTGACAATGAACGCATTCATGTAGTTGAACAGTTTACGTTCAGAACTATCATGGAAATATTCATCACGCAAGAAAGGAATAATCTTGCGAGTATAATCTTCGTCCGAGAACATTTTACTTAGAATTATTGTCTCAATCTTCTTCAACAATGTTTATATCCTCAAAATCAGGGTCATATTCAGCGCAAATCTTTTCACAGCATGGTTCACAAACGTATGTCTCGAAAGGAATACCATTTTCTTCACCATGCAAACAGAGTGCGGGATCGTTTTTTATATCGATCCCGCATCCACAAGAGTTACAGGTTTTCGTAGTCTTCCGAAATATCTTCGTCAGAAATGTCCACATTTTCATTCTCCATCATTTGTCCACCTGCCATACGATAGCGACCTTCAATCCAATCAGCGAATGTCTTATCAGTAAGGACTGGCAACCAGAATTCCTTGTTATATGTATCATTCAGGCGATACTTCTTTTCTTCATCAACTCGCTGATACCAACCATTACTAGGTTTAACCACGTGACCAGACTCAAGCGCCATGTCAAGTAGACCAGACCACTTACTGATACCACCTTCAAAGGTAACTTCAATTGGGATCTTTGACTTCTCACGAACGTAACGAGACTTCTCAACGTTGATGATAAAGTTGTAACCAACAACCTCAGTTCCAGTCTTTTCCTGCTGACGACCGATGATGAAGATGTTATCAGCGGAGTAGTAGATGCCCGTACCACCAGAGACGATTGCCTTGGGGAACATACCAATTTCCATATAAGTGTGATTGACCACGACCATAGGAATATCCTTGATGGTAAGATGTGGAGTAATCATACGGAACAGCGACTTCATCTGCTTAGCACGAGTCATATCTGCAACCGACTTACCATCTAGGGCATCATCAACTTCTTTCTTAGAAGCAAGGTTACCAACCGAGTCAACAACAATCATGACACGATCCTTGCGTTCAAGTTCATTGACTTGCTTCATGATATCATGCTTCAACTGCTCAATGTCAGTAATAGGAGTATGAATAACCTTGTTGGTATCAATACCAAAGTTCTCAAAGTAGGACTGCGGAGCACCAAACTCCGAGTCATAAAACAAGACAACACCATCGTCATACTTATCCAAGAAACTCTTGACTAGCATCATCGCGAATGCAGTCTTAAAGTGCTTCGATGGACCAGCGAAGATGGTCAATCCTGGCGTTAGACCACCGTCCAACTTACCCGAAAGCGCAACGTTCAGCGCAGGAACTGCAGTCTGAATTAGATCCTTCGTACTAAACAACTTACTCTCAGAGAGAACATTAGTCTCTTTGATAGTGCTGTTCTTTTTAATTCTATCAATCAAATCGCTCATGTAAATAAATCCTCCAGTGATGCGGTTACTTCGGTCTTCCAACCAAGACCTTCGATAATTTGTTTAATTGGTTCCAAGAAACTCTTCTCGAACATTGTATTATAATCTATATACCTATCTAAGTCAAGCTCTTTTGGAATCTTTCCAATAAAAGCAATGCAATTTTCTCGAATATGATTCGGTTCTTTCAAGTAGAGAAACTTAATCTTTTCTCCCTCTTGAATGAGTTCATATTTCTTATCTAGTTTATTCTTACGCAAAAGGTGGTTATACATTAACGCACCTCGAACATGCATAGGTGTTCCCTTGGCATAAATGTCTGCACCAGAAGTATACTTCATAAGACCATTCACACCACGAGGAAATGCAATTTGTTCTGGTTCAAACTTATTGAACAACATGCGAGTGTGCGCAATAAAACCCTGAAGAGTTTTCTCGTCGGTGGTCAGTGCTAGTCTTACTGCTTCTTTGAGACTTTCACGAACAGGTGCTGGAGTCGAGGAACGAACGATTTCGAGACCCATGACTTTGAGTTTTGGATCTTTGTATCGGACGCCTTCGTTATCGTATACATTGAGTGCATACCTTTTCTTCGCAACCCAGAGACCACGTTCTGCGATTGCCTCGCGTTTGAATATAATTTTCTTTTGAAATGCGTTCGTGTAGTCCGCAAGTTGATCGCAACTTTGGTTGATTGCCTCTGTGATTTTCTCTTCGCAGATTTTATCGAGAACGTCAATGAGTTTATCGCGTGATAGATTGCCATAATACTTACGAACAAGAGGGTCCAAGGAAATATAACAAGAATCAGTATCACTGTAGAAAGAGTAGTTGTGTCCATTTGTTCCTACGACCTTATTGAGATAAACATCAAGTGCTGTGCCGACTTTCTGAATGATATACTGACCAGTCATAGTGATACCCTCGGCAATACGAGCATCATAGTATCGGAAATATTCATTTGCCAACGCACCGAACAGTGAGTTCAACTGAATCTTTCTTGCCATCTGAAAGTTATTATACTTTGAGATGTCATTCTTAAGTCGAGAATCTTTAGTGATTTCATATTCTTTTTCGGCAGCAATCATCAGTTTCTTATAACGCTGTCGGTCATCGAAGAACTTCTGAACAATCTCGGGAAACTTACCCTGCTTTTCTCGAATATAACAATAACCATTTGCAGTCATGGTGCAATCGTTAGTCTGTAGATCACCAAGATCATACTTACCCTCTAACAATCCGTTGACTGTCGTGTCTTTCACATGACCCTCGACGAATGTTTCGGGCGACTGATTATACTGCATAATGATTGACGGATACAACGAGGTCGCATCGAATGAAACAACCCAGTCGTACTGTCCAGGTTTTGGTTCCTGAACAAACGCACCTTCAATCTGTCGACCGCGACTCTCTTTCTTCTGAGGGATCTGGATATTCTGATTGTGAAGGTGATTATAGATGATACAATCCCAAGTGCGAACCTGAGAGAATACATCATTGAAGTTGCACTTAGCATCGTATGCCATCGTCAAAATCAATTCAACCAACTTCATCTTGTGCTCGAGAGCATCAACGATCTCAACATCTCGAATGTTATACTCTACGAACTTCTGCCAGTCCTTGGTGTAGAATTCTCGGAAAGAGTCATATGGATTTTCCATCTTCTTAAGACCAAGTTCCACCTCACCAATGTAATCAAGTTTATAACTTTCCCGACGAACATAGGTAAACTTCTTATAGAGATCGATGTAATCAATGATAGCGACACCAGTGATGTCATACGAGACATGCTCACGACCCATGATTGTTACGTTCTTGCGACGCACAAGTCCCCATGGAGAGAACTTCTTCTTCATGGTTGTATCATCCTCAGAGCAGAACAACCGTTCAACTCGAGAGATTAGATATGCAATATCGAAAAGGTCGCAGTTCCAACCTGTAATAATGTCAGGATAATTCTCAGTGTAGAAACGAACGAACGTCTGTAGAAGATCTCGCTCATTATCGCAGTTGACATACAAGAACTTGTTGCCTTGGGCACGAAGATTCTCGACTTCCTCGCACTTATCATTAAACTCGCCACAACCGAATGTGATAATCTGACGAGTGATAAGATTCTTAACAGTGATCAGGAGAACTTCTTCGATCGGATTTTGAACATTAGGAAACCCGTGCTCTGAAGAAGTTTCAATATCGATAGTCTGAATGTTTAACTGAGTAATATCCCACTGGATTTCTCCAGGATATGTATGGGTAATATATTGATACCCATAATTAGTTTGACCATAGATCGGGAAGTTCTCTACTTGACCATATGTCTGGACAAATTCTTTTGCTTCATTGTTATTGGCAAATTCTACAGGTTGTAAGTCCTCTCCGTATAGAGACTTAAACTTACTGGGTTCTTTTGACTTCACATATAAAGTCGGGGAGAACTCTGCCCTCGTAGTAAAACGCACACCATTATGTACTCCACGGACTAAAACCTTGGAACCATACTGGTGTGCGCATGTATAAAATTTCATGTAAATCCCTCATTATCAAATACTACTATACTATAAAACATAACAAAAGTAAAGGGATTATTATTTCTTTCTTCTTGATAATAGTAATTCTAAATCCATATCCTTTGTACCCCCATCATACGCAAGAGCATATCCCTCATCAATCATCTGGTTATTCAATGAAGTCTCTTGACCGTTGATGAATAGATGACCAATGATACGACCATATTTCTCTGTACTATCTGGTAACTCAGTTTTGATCAGAATATCTTTAGCATTTGCAAGAGTTTTCTTCATCCACTCTTTAGACTCAAGTCCCAATGCTTTTTCTTTGAGATTTGTTGTTCGACTTTCTGGAGTATCAATACCTGCAAGACGAATTCTTTTAGTAAGGGAAATATCAAAACCAAGGTCGATATCAGCGTCAATAGTGTCGCCATCTACAACTTTGGTAACTGATTTAATACGGTAAATATACGGGTCTATGTTTGATTGTGTCATACAATAAGTTTACTTTCTGGAATTACCAGACCCGAACCATACCGAGAATTATACTCATTGAGCATGCCCACTTCTGGGTCGAAAATTGAAACAATTGCGCCACCACGGATCGGGACAATACTGTCCTTAGCATATGCGCAGAATGGAGCAAGTCCAATGCCAAACTGGTTATTTTGACCTTGGGGAACCATCATAATTAGTAGAGGTTTACTGAGAACAACAAGGTTTCCATCATCAAACTCAGAAACATCTGCAATGATTTCATCCCCACTGATCAACTTAACACACTTGACATTGGACATACTTTATACCTTCATTATTTAAATTAAGATTACTTAGTTTTACCTTCTGCTAAGAATTCGGCAGCTTGCGACGGATACTCATTTTCCTCATCGGTGATGTCGATTTTCTTTGCTTTCTTTTCTTCTGGAATAAATGCTTCAAGAAAAATCTTCAGCATACCATTAACCAGAGAAGAACTCTTTACTTCAACATTGTCGGCGAGAGTGAATTCACGTTTGAATCCTCGCTCGGCAATTCCCTTGTAGAGATATTCAGTAGACTCCGATGACTCACATTTTCCGTGAATACTCAACAGACCCTCTTGCAATTGAATATCAATCTCCGACTTACCGAAACCAGCAACTGCCAGTTCGATTACGTATCGATCTTCATCGACTTTCTTGATATTGTATGGGGGGTATTTAATTGGCATCATTAGCGTCGATTGATCAGCGATGTCTGCCAATCTCTTCATGACGCGATCAGCGCCGACGAAATAACGGTCGAAGTCTGCTAGATTAGTTGTATTAAATTTCATAATTGTTCTCCTATTAAGCGAGATTAAAAAAGTGTGCCATCCGAAGCATGGCACTCTCTATTTATATTATATTTTTAAAAGAAGGGAAAATTATTTTTTAAGTATTTCCCATGTTCCATCATAATTTTCTACAAGAGCGGTGCAACTCTCACACCAGTCACCATCGTTCATGTAAACAATCTCATCATATTGTGTAATTTCCGCATGATGAATATGTCCGCAGATAACTCCATCGTAACCCTTGCGTTTACAATAGTAAGACATTTCTTTTTCGAACTCACCAATATAATTAGCAGCAAGTTTTGCTTTACGCTTTAAATACTTTGCTAAACTCCATGGTTGCATCCCGAGCAGTCTTCTTGATGCATTAATAATCTTATTGACATAGAGCAGAGAGTCATATGCAAAGTCTCCAAGATGCATAATGACTCGACCAGTCTTTGTTCGCATCAAGTTATCGAAGAGATCACCATGCACTACCAAATAGCGTTTACCATCTACTCCAACATGAACACATCTATGTTCTACTTGGATTCTACCAATTGATATATCTGGGAACGATCTAAAAATTTCATCATGATTACCAGTGACATATATTACTTCTGTCTTTTCTGACATCTTGAGTATTTTTCTGACAATTTGGTTGTGTATTTTTGGCCAATACCATTTCTTTTTGAGTCGCCACACATCGACAATATCTCCGACAAGATACAACTTTTCAGTTCGAATCATAGATAGAAATTCTAACAGAGCATCAGAGTTGCAATGCTTGGACCCAAGATGTAAGTCTGATATGAATACGGATTTGTATTTTTTGCCCGTATTCATTGGCATATACAAAATTACCTTTTTGTTCCAATATTATATTTTTGGACCAGTTCCCACTCACCCTTTTCTTTGTGAGCGATAATCTTAATTTGATTTAGTGGTGCAAGATTTTCGTGCAGTTCTGGATTCTTAATGTCTACCAGACCCCAATCACCAAGCAACTTGGCAATGGTGTTTCTACGTTCTAGATCATTGTCGCTAAAGTCAGCACCCTTGCCATCTAGAGCAAAAAGTTCCTTAAAGTGAACAATGAAGTATCTACCTTGTTTATGTAGAATATGGCAGGACTGGAAAAGAGTCTTTTCCTTGCGTGATGCTACACCAATACGCGAAAGAGTTTCGCGAACCTTTAGAAAATCATCTGGAGTTTTAAGAGTTATCTCTAGTGGAGCATACCCAGGAAAGTTAATGTCAAAAAAATCATCAGTCATTTAGTACCACCTTTATACAATTTCTCTTTTATGTATTGTTTTTGTTCTTCAGAGAGAATTGCAAGTACTTGGCGTGCTTTTTCATTGCTATAACCATAATACTCTTTGATCAACTCTACATCAGCATTCTTTTCGGTCTTTAACCACTTATCCCAACGGTTTTTTGCCCGTATAGTATTTATAAGAAACGCATTCTGTAGAGCATTATCGAGGTGGGGACGACAATTCATCTCATTCGCTTGAATAATAGTCTCGCGATTTAATGAAAGTGCTCGATTAATGATATATGGGGTGTATTGTTTCTCCGATCTTTCGTCTACAATAAGATTTTTTTGTTGATTGATATTCTTGACAAACTCAAATGGACTTATCTTAGATATCTTTTCAACATAATCTTCTGAATTGTAAATCTTAGTAGGTGCACCCAAACCTTCTAGGATTGCTTCTGTCATTTCCACACCGCAGTCGCCATGATGTCAGTCAAACATGCAACCAGATTGATTTCCTGATCGACTGCAAATGCTGCCTTGTATTGATAGTCTGCAAGAAGAAGAATGATAACAGGGATATTTTTAAACTCATCAAGGTACACATCATAGATCTTGCGAATGATAGCATTGGGATCATTGTCCATATTATCAACGACCCATGAGCGCATCTTCGCCCAATCTTTGCCTTGAAGATAAGTCAACAGACTTTTCATATCAAGATCTTTATTGCTAATGAGAACACCCTCATCAATAGTGCCACCGACACTATAACGTTGAAGTTCGTTTAGGACGCGACGATAATCAGGAAAATGCTTCTTGAGAACATGAGCAACCACCTTCTCATCAAAGGTAACATTCTCTCCACGAAGAATGTCAGTCAATCGTTTCATGAAACGACCTGCCATTTTCGGACGATCTGCCTTGGTAAGTTTAAATTCGATAACTGCACACCGACTATGCAGTGGAGAAATAATCTTATCCTTAAAGTTACAGGTGAAGATAAATCGACAGTTATTCGAGTATTGTTCGATGAACGCACGAAGCGCAGGTTGTGTTGAATTTGGATTGAGGTAATCTGCCTCATCAAGAATTACGATCTTGGGTTTACCATTAAATGAAACCGACGCAGCAAACTCTGTAATCTTTGTACGTAGAGTATCAATATTTCTATCATCAGAACCATTGATAATTAGATAATCACATCCAAGTTCTTCACAGACTGCGCGAGCGATGGTAGTCTTACCAACACCCGCAGAACCACAGAGAAGCATGTTAGGAATTTCGCCAGATTCAACAAACTGGCGGAAGGTATTTAATTGTGCATCTGGAAGGATGCAGTCGTCCAATTTACGAGGACGATACTTCTCGACCCAGAGAAACTGCGCATTGCTCATAATAATCTCCATAATAAAAGGTGGGTGATGCCTCATCGATGACGCTCTTCGCAGCAGCAGACATCACCCTCAGCGAAGTTTGACTAACTATTCGATTGCAACCAATGCAAGATAGTGTATGGATCAGTCTCTCCATACGGATCAGTCTCACAGTTATCTTCCTTCCCAGGTTCGATAAACCACTTCTCGATCTTACCGTTGTCTACGACAACTGCATAACGCCAAGAACGAATACCAAAACCAAGATTGTCCTTATAAACTTCCATGTTCATACCAGAAGTAAACTCTGCAGAACCATCAGGGATAACCTTGACATACTCAAGGTTTTGCGACTCTGCCCACTTATTCATCACGAAAGAATCATTGACCGACAGGCAGTAGATCTCGTCGATACCATGAGAGTAAAAACTCATCGCCAGTTCGTCAAATCCAGGAAGTTGCATCGTCGAACAAGTAGGAGTAAATGCTCCAGGAAGCGAGAATAGGATAACACGTTTACCTGCGAACAAATCAAACGATGTCACATCTTCCCAGCGATAAGGATTATCGCCATCGATGGATTCGTCTCGAACGCGAGTCTTGAAGACTACACTCGGAACAACTGTTGGTAGATTATCATGCACTTGGATTCTCCACTTGAACATCCCAATCATTGAGAATCAGGAACTTATTAAACTGACGGATGACTTCATCGACACTACCCGTAGTAAATTCAATAGAGGTTGCTCGACCAGTTTCATCAGCATCATATGGAACTCGCGCATTGAAAGTAATTTCTAATTTTTGCATGTTCTTATCCTTATACGACCGACGAGGGTTCCATTGCCAACCAGTATTCCAACTTCTTGGACAGGTTGTTAAAGTGCATTGCCTTCTTCTTTCCGAGAGTTACCTCATAGTCGTCAGCAATAACCTTCAGATTCTCAACCTTCAGTCGGCAATCAAAGTCACCTTCTGCATTATTGTCAAGTTCGCGACGGAATGCATTCGCACGAGGATTGGCAGGGTCACTAACAGTCAGAGTCACCTTACCACCCTTAGAGACAACGCTCATGGTTGGGGCAGAAAGAATAGACGCTGCCTTCTGAACCATACCGATCTCAGAAGAAGTCATCTTGAAGGTGAAGAACGGATCGATCTCGAGAGTCTTATAGGGAGCAGCGGTAACAACCGAGGGATCAGCGTAACCATACTCGAATTCTGACTTGTCCTTGCGAAGGAACATGCTCGACTCTTCAAACTCGATATCTTGCTCGTCCCAGATGCTGAGAAGAGCGAGGAGATTGGGGAGATCATACACTGCGAATTCGCGAGGGAATGATTCAGATACAGTGGCAAGAGTCAGAATGTTCTTACCTTCACTTACAGTCGCAAGAACAGAACCTGCACGAACGACAATGTTCGTATTAATCGAGGCAAAGTTCTTTAGAACTGCGAGAGTTTCGTTAGAGATCTTCATAATATATTAGTCCTTAGTATTCAGAGAGGTTTTAAGAGATGGTAATGTAATAGTACCACCATTGGTTATACTATCATTGTTAAAGAAAGTCAAGGTATTTGTTGTACTTCCCATAGTAGTAAAGTTGTCATTATTAATGATTAGATCGGTTATCGAATCTTCTTCATATTCTTTATCATGCACATGCAGAGCAATAATCGCGTAATGAATAACTTTCATAAGATCTTTACGCCAGTCATCAGGAGTTCCTTTATTACCGTAACGCTGGGCATACTTCATGATGTTGCCAATAGTAAACCCCTCACCATGACCACCGTCGATAATAAATTCAGTTGCCTGAAACTTATTCTGAGAGTAGTGTTCATTGTATGTGGAGTTTATATAGTCGGTGATCTCCCGTAGGAAATCACCCTCATTATACTTATACTTAATTGTCATGTTTTCTCCTTAAAATGGCATTTCTTCAGTTTGATCAAAATAGGAATCATTGTTGTCTGTCGGTTCAGCGACAGAGTCCGCATTCACATCAACCTTGCTATAGAGGTCGAGGAATGCTGCCTTGGTGTCAGCGTCGAAACGGTTGACGCACAACTGGATTGCCTTAGAACGGTCGCCGAACATCGCGAAGGCATTGACGATGTGCTCAAGACGACGAGTGGAAACTAGTTCGTCGACACCACCGTCATAGAAAGTCTTACGGATGATTTCTGCCCACGTGGTCAGTTTGTCAGCGAATTCTTCGTCAACCTTTCCTGCCTTTTCCATCTTATTCATCACGATCTTCTTTTCGATCTTGGCGGAAGGATATTCCTGCTCAACAGTGATGGCAAAACGCTCAAGGAAAGCATCGTCGAGGATTTGGGCAGACATAAACTTGCCATCGTCAGAACCACGACCCTTGGTGTTAGCAGTGGCGATGACGTTGAACCCTGCCTTGGGGTAAATCGTCTCGCCAGTTTTCTTATTGAAATAAGGTTTACCCTCAAGGATTGCTTGAAGGCACATCATCTTGTTCGAACCACGGTCGATTTCGTCAAGGATGAGGATAGCACCACGCTTCATGGCGGTCAGAACTGGACCTTCGCGGTAGACAACGTTACCGTCGATCAGAGTGTTACCACCGATCAGATCGTCTTCGTCAGTTTCGATAGAGATGTTAACACGAATGCATTCACGCTTCAACTTAGCGCATGCCTGTTCAATCATGGTGGTCTTACCGTTACCAGACAGACCAGAAACGAACGTCGGGTAGAACACACCAGCGTTCAGAATCTTGATTAGATCCTTATAGAAACCAAACGGGACATAGGTCTTGTCGACCGAGGGAACAAGATTCTCAATGAGAACTTCTAACTTAGGAGCGATAACAATCTTCGCTGGTTCGCGAACAGGCATCGGGATAACGTTACCTGACATCAGAGGTGACAGATCGTACTTACCACGACCGATGCGGTGCTCGGTCATGTTTAGCAACCAGAAAGGAATCTTCTGACCGAGGTCACGGGCAGCAGCGACGATTTCCTTCTTAAGGAAAATCCCATTTTTGCTGTTGGAGTTGGAGAGTTTTTCAAGCAGTGCTTCACGGTTCATAATCATATTCATCATCCTCACATCATCATAATATAATACATTCTACCGCAATTTTGCGGTAAAGTCAACAGTTTTTTCAAGAAAGAAGCGTCAATTCACGACGTTCAGACAATTCATAAGTACCATCATTGCAGAAGTCATAATATTCAACGGTTTCATCAAGAAGAAGAATAAACCCAGCACCGTTGGGATAAACAGCACGAAGGACACCATTTTCATCACGCGACCATTTAAGGAGGACGAGAGTTTCAAGTTCAGAGGGGAAATCAACCATAATAAAATTTTCCTTTTCAAATTATATACACAGTATACCCCAAAACTGCGATAAAGTCAAGCCCTATTCTTGCGATATATGTAAAAAAGATATAAGATTATCCATAGAGGCCACAGCGAAAGCGCAATCAAAAACGCTGCACCCAACACATAAAATGCTAAGACCAAAACCGCGATTAATCCAATAAATTCTAACATAGACTTCTCCCGTAACCACTCTAACATAGACTTCTCCCGTAACCACTCTAACATAGACTTTCCTCCGAACATTAGGCGACTGCCCGAATCATTTTGGTCAGCAGAACACGGTTTGCTTGCTTTCCGTTTTGCATTTTCTTGAATGCTTGGAAGATTTGCTTTGTATTCTCACTATCAACAGTCAGAGTGTCAGTACCGATCTGCAGGTTCTTGCCACCTGGAACGAGGAAGCGATTGTGGAACCCACCGTGGTTGTCGAGAGTGAACACACGATCCTTAACCCATTCTGTCTTCCACTTGGTGTCGAAGTTAGAGTCATCACCGAGCATACGACGAGCAGTATGCTTTTCGCTATATCCCACGATGAAGAAGTTGATCACTCGCGAACCAGTCACCTGACCGTAGAGTTCGAGCAGTGCATTTGAGTAGGCAGAACGCATACCCTTATCACGGTCGTACTTTACCGTAACCGACTTACGAGTCTTTGCATCTTCAATGGTCAGATTGCTATTACCGTAGTAGTTATGGGTATTGGTGCTGAAGTTATTGTCACCGTCGCCATCAGTCAGGAACACGGTGGACAAAACTTCTAGGCGATGCTTCGAGCGGAACTGCTCAGCAATCGAACGAGCAACAATAACTGATTCCTCGAGAGGAGTCGAACCAAGACCGAAGTGATCAGGGTATCTGTAAGTGACATTGTTATAGTTACCATACATACGACGATTATCATATGCATGACCAAGATGCAGTAACTCTTTTACAGCATTATTAAACTGTGCACTAGAGCAACTGCCATCGAGGAACTGATATAAGAAGAAATTTGAATCAGCAATCTGGATATCATTCTTGTTTTCACCAGTGGTAATTTCACGATGTTCGCGATTGTATTCAGGGAATGCAGTTTTAGCAAACTGATTATTTATAAATCCATAAACTTCCATTGGGATGCGCACCTTGCGGCAGAACATCGCCAGCGTAACCATCTGCTCGATCGTACCTTTCATGTTCATGTCCATAGAACCAGACATGTCGAGGAACATAAGCATACCGTGGTTCTTACCGTTAGGCATAATCGTGTGACGAGCGAACAGATCTTCGCTGATCTTATGCGCCCACAAACGATCAGTGTCAAGACGACCAGTCTTAGCAACAGTCGCACGAGCAAACTCAGATGCCTTACGACGCATTTCGAATTCTTGAACCATCAGGTTGATATATTTTTGGTTGTTTGCACGAAATTCATTGTAAACTTTAGTTGCATCAGGTTCAGATTCAACCATGTTGTAACCATCACGAACAGTAATCTTGATGCTATCAATCACTCTTTTCATTGGAATAATATAGTCAGAAGGTTTTACCATCGTCAGGTTGCCATAGACATATGGACGCGACTTATCATCGATCAGTTCGTCTTCACTATTGCGGAAGTTTTCGTCGGTCTCGGCGATAGGATTTTCGTTGTAATATGGTTCTTCTTGGAAACCTTTTGACCCATCTGGGTTGCGCGAATCATAATCTTGATCGTCGCCATTTTCACCAGATTCATCATCATCAGTTTCAGAGGTGGTGCTTTCTTCTTCAGTTTCTTCCGACTGTCCACCAGATTGACCTTCGCCATCTTGTGTGTCATCGGTTTCTTCAGAATCACCATCAGACTCACCATCAGAGGTTTCGGTGGGAGCAGAGGAAAGAGAATCCATGTCGAACTCATCACCCATCATGCCACCGAGTTGATCCATCAACTCATCAAAGGCAGTTTCTTCAGGAGTCTGTTCCGTCTTAGCAAGACCGTAGAGTTCGGTTGCCAGCGCCGATACATCATCCCAAGTTTCTAGAACGTCGATACGATGCAGGATTGCTTTCTCGTCTTCCGAGAACTGAATGTTCAGGAAAGCACCAACCTTGTAATAAAGGTTAACACGGTCAATGAAGCGAAGTGTATCGAGGTCGCGACCTTCAACGCCGAAGAAGTTACGCTCAAACAATTCCTTGTAACCAGCGAAGAAATTCTTGCGGATACCAGGATACTTGTCCTTAACCTTGCGCTCGATACGAGCATCTTCAAGGATGTTCAGGAACGACTTGATGCCGTTGCCACCGTCGGTGATAGCATCATGCCATCCCTCGGCAGGAGTGTAGAGAGCATGACCGATTTCGTGACCGATAAGCAGGTCGTAGAGGTCAGCAGACATTTCCTTCCAGATAGGAAGGATCAACGCACGGTCTTGAAGGTTGAACGCTGCGGTTGCAACCTTCTGGTGCTCAATGCGGATATTCTCAGAAGCAAGGAGCTTAGCGAGAATGGACTTTTCAGAGTTAGAAACGGACATCACAAAACCTCATCATCAATTTATATTCCATTCTACCCCAAAATGAGATAAAAGTCAACACTTAATTTGAGATTCTTGAAAATTAATAACAGGTCGTAACTTTAGTATAGTGCACGACTTCACCTCGGCGATTATACAGCGGTTGATATTCTTCGTAGCAGGTACGCTCTTGCTGACGACGATAGTGATAGTCATATTCGCGGTCATAGACTTCGCGGTCAACAGGTTGTTTACGACTAGCAGCAGCGCCAAGAATGAATGCGCCTACACCGATGGCGATTGCCTCACCAGTGCTAATGCGCGAACGTTTATGCTGGCGGTCATCCCTGCGTTGTTCCCAACCATTTCCATCGCGGTTGCGTGCCTCAGCAGCAACAGGAACAAACGCAACACTCAGAGCAACCAAACTTACAACAACAGACTTAATCATTTTGAATTACCTTTCTTATTGTTACCATTGATTACCATTCGTTGATAATCTTAATTCCTTTATTCCGATAATGCTGCCTCCAGTAGAAGCATTCATCCATCATAGCATTTCCGCTGTGACCTTTGTATTCAATCTTACGAAGAACCCTGTTGGTTTTAGCATTGCGAATGGTAAGAGTATAATTAAGCATATTCAGTTTCCTTTCTTATTATTCCATTCTACCCCAAAACGTACCAGAAGTCAAGCCCTTATTTACGATATCTTGTCATCGTTCCATCATGATGTGCAAGGTATGCTTCAAAATCAATATCAGGATATTCAGTCTTTAAACCTAGTAGCATATCTAGATTTGAGATTGCATCATCGAACAGACGGACACGAGCGTATTTACCCGTTTCGAGATACTGTTTGATAACGATTTTCTTACCCGCAGCAGAGTTGGGTGCATCGAGATTACCCGAACGATGAACGTGCACATCATCAATGTCAATTCCCTGTTGACGGAAAGTGTCTAGGAAAGTTTCGCGGTCATCGAAGTCTGAGCGAGCAGTGATGATAATCATCTTACTACCAACACGATTCTTAATGTTTTTGTGGATTGCTTTCGCCTTCGCGATTGCTCGAGCGATAGGCTCTGAGGTGTCGCGGAAATGTTTCGCGTCTTTGAATTCAACGAAGTCGTAGGTCTCTCCAGGTTTCCGAGTGTATGTATTATACTCAGTGTTGGAAAGTTTCTTTACCAGTTTGCCGTCTTTGACGACATGGATTTGCGCTTTAGTGTTAAAGAGGGTCTCGTCAATATCCCAAATGGTCAGACCAGCACCCTCTTTAGACTCAGCGATATAATCTTTAAAATTTATCATACAAACAGTATACCTGATTTTTTTAGAAAAGTCAAGCCTATTTATGTTGTAGAAGATGTCTTTTTTCTAGTTTTTTTCTCAGGAGTTTCTTGACTTTTGATTCGGTGTGCTAGACGTTTAGCAACCTCTTCAGCATCCAACCAGATGTCCTTGTTATCCAGCATCGACTTAATCTCTGCTTCGGTTAAGAAATCTTTATAGAAAGAGGCAAATAACTTCTCAGACCATGCGCGAAAGTGCGTAATCTGGTCATACATTTCGCCACCCTTACCAATTGTTCCACTCGAGTAATTGTGGAACATAAACATGGTATGGTCAGAAAGTTCAAACTGATCCGCAGTCAGGAAGATAAGAGTGGCAGCACTCATACAAATTCCTTCTACTGAACAGATAATCGTAGCAGAGGATTCTTGAATCGCACGAACCAACTGCAGAGCGGAGAACAGATCTCCACCTTCGCTGTTAATGCGGATATAAACGATATCGGTTTCACCAACTGAACGAAGAATTTGAAACCATTCAATATATTCTTCCGCCTCTTTAATCTCACCGCAAAGGTAAAAATTAAAAATCTTTGCAGCAGGTTCAGCAAAAAACTTTTGTTTATGAGCGAAGGTGTCAGAGTCGTTCATAATATCTCGTGATCGCTGTGATCTTATCAATTTGTGTGTCAATTGTTTTGGTCCTTGTTACTCCTGGCCAATGTATGTAATCGCGCTCAGGATTTTTCTTTAAATTATAAAGTAGAGGCAAGATCATATCCTCGACTTCTCTCAACTTTGATGAAACTTCTTGTTGTAGTAGCGCCTTATGTTCAGCAACAATTCCAGTTGCATCTGTACCCGCGAGTTTAGCAGAGAGTTCTGACAGTTTTGCCATAATCTCATCTTGTCCAGCAGTATCAACAGATGCTGGTTGTTGAACATGAATTACGGTTTCGGTTGGATCTTCAAACGTGAATCCAAAATCATACGTTTTGTCGGACATTTTTCTGAATATACCTTTTTGCTCGTTTTTCTAGAGATTTGATTGCCATTTCACGCTTTAGTTTTGATGCTCTATCCAAAAAATTCATACCAATCATATGGTCGTATTCATGGAGAGCGATTCTTGCCTCTAGACCAGCAAGTTGCTCAACAACATACTCACCTTGAATATTACGATACGAAATTGTAACTTCCTCTGGTCGGCGAATGTTCACCCACATACCTGGAAGACTCAGACAACCCTCAGTGGCAGTATTCTTTTTGTCAGAAAGAGAGACAATAGTTGGATTGAACAGATTCTTTCTGTTTGTTTCGTCAGTTCCCATAACAAAAACTTTTGCGTCTATACCAACTTGGTTAGCAGATAGACCAAGTCCCTTCAGTTCTCGGCACTTCGCCCACAGAGCATCAGCAAGTTCCTGTGCATTCTGTTTTTCAAAATCAAATTCAACGGGAATCTCTCTTAACAGAGGATCACTAATTTTCAACAGTTCCATTATGCTACTTTCGCTACTTTTTTAGATTTAATTTCTTGCGCAGACATCTGTCTGTGTGGTTCATTTATACCTTCGATACCGTATCCCTTGCAAAATCTACAAACATCCATACTAATGATTTTACTTTTCTCGCGAGAGGTATATGTTTCTACAAAGTTCTCATCAATATTTATACCATCAGTTTCAAGTAAATCATAAGGAAGGGGAACTCCTATGCTATTGTAATACCTATTTTTATGAAGTGAGTGTGAACATCTATAGTATTTACCATCTTTAAACGTATGACACCAGTGATGCATATCGCATGCTGAATAAACTTTTTGTGATTCTTCAGGAGACTGTTCAGTATATTGATCTAATACTCTAAATTCTTTGTTTCTATCAGGATTATTTGTTGGAACTTTAGTTGCTATCTTAGCAATGTTTAATGCACCAGTATCAGTTACAATCATGTAACGATATTCATTACTGTCTAAGAAATTCAGTATCTTGTCATAGTTAATTTTTGTATTTTCATAGATACTAAGATGTATAATGTCACAATATTCCCAAAATTCTTTCGGTTGTGAAATCAAATTAATGCCGTTTGTCGCAACTGCTGTTTTATCTGCAATAAAAGTTTGTTTAATATATTTTAAATATTTAATAATTTCTGGATTTAAAGTAGGTTCTCCACCAATGATGCGAAAAACACCAGCATGAACATACTTAGAAAGTTGTTCTACATCTTTAACAAAACTATCATAATCACTAAACCATTCGTCAATAAATGGTGATCCAACCGAACAGTTTGCACATTTAAGATTACAATGTAACGTTACATAATATTCTATGTATGGGCGGTTAATCATGTTACCATTTCACTATAATTGTTTTTCTTCTCGAACTTAATCAAACTGCGGAACTTATCGAACAGTTGGTCGCCTTTGTGACTAATAACAAACGTATTCGTTTCTTCACCAAGAGTATCTAGTAATGCCATAACGTAATCAGTTCCATTGTTATCTAGAGAACTATCAAACACTTCGTCAAGAATCAGCAGGTTAGTCGCAACGCTGTTCTTCATCTTTGCGATTGTGCGCCAAGTAAACAGCAGCGCCAGATCAATTCTCTGCTTCTCACCTTCACTGAACGATGCATAACTAAAGTCATCACGGTGACGAGACTTAATCGTTTCGTCAAACTTTTCATCTAGATTAAACTGAACAAAGAAGTCCATTGCAGTTAGATATTTATTCACCAATTTATTGATAACTGGAAGATATTGCCGAATAATTTTAGTCTTAATACCAGTGTCCTTGAGAAGCGTCGACACAGCGTCCATGTAATGCTTTTCTTCATTCAGGGTTGCCTTTTCGGAATTCTGAGCAAGAACATCCTTGGCGAATGCCTTTAGTTTATCTTTCTCACCATCAATGTCTGCAGTCTTAGTAGTGATATCATTCAGTTCCAAATTGAGTGCCTGAATCAATCTCTGTTGAACAATAATCTCATTGTTATGAGTGATAATCTCTGTATTCAACCCAGAAATTTGTTCGGAGAGAGTCTCATTTTCCGTGATAAGTTCTCCAAGTTTCGTAAATTCTTCCTGGAGTTTCTCCATTCCTGAAGAGAGTTCTTGGATTTTCTCTTGTCTGGATGATACGATGGTTTCTTTATGATCGTGAGCAATGCCTTGCTGACACGTCGGACACTCGTCTGTCTCATTATAGAACGAAACCTCTTTTTTGAGATCTCGGAGTTGGGTGGAAAATTTGGTTTTGAAAGAATCGAGTTTCTTTTGTTTTGTAGCGAGGTCTCCAAGTGCTGCCTTGGCATCTTCATGCGCAACCTTTTCGCCGAAGAGCGTAGTAACAAGACTCTGGAAGTTCGCGATGGCAAGTTCGCCATCGTCAATACGAGACTGAATTTCATCTGATCGTTTCTCCTTATTTGTCTCGAGAGTGTCAACATATTCTTTCTGTAGAGTTGCCTTTTGCTTTAGAACCTCGAGGCGACTATCTGCGGCAGTCAACTTATCCTTAATCTCAATGATTTTGTCTTTCAAGACACTATTCATCGTAGTAAAGATCTGAATGTCAAGAATGTCTTCAATGATTTCACGACGAGTAAACGCAGGAAGTTGCATGAATGGAGTAAAGGATGCGCTTCCTAGAATAACAATCTGTGTGAACGACTTATAATTCATCTTAAGAATTGATTCTTCGAGATACTTCTGGTAGTCACGAGCAGCAGCGTCTTGATTAATAAGTTCGCCATCTACATAAATCTCAAAGATATTCGGACGAATACCACGCACAATCTTATATAACTTACGACCAGTTTGGAATTCAATTTCGACCAGCAAGTTCTTCTTGTTGATGGAGTTGATCAACTGTGGTTTGTTGATGTTGCGAAATGGTTTATTGAAGAGAGCAAAGCAAAGTGCATCGAGCATAGTCGATTTACCACCACCATTTTCTCCTACGATCAGAGTGCTAGGTGACCGATCCAATTTAATTTCTGTAAACTGGTTGCCCGTCGACAGCATATTTTTCCATCGAATAGTATTAAAATTAATCATACAGTAACGTTCTGTGCCTCAACATAGAGAGTTTGTAGAATAGATTTGATTCTAGTCTTTTCTAGATCGGTAGAAATAGTATCGACGAAATCAGATAGAACAGTCATAGTATCCTCGACATTAAATTCTTCTTCACCCATTGCTTCGGTTTCAAACTCGGAGAAGTCTTCAATAATCTTTAGTTCGAGAAGATTACAGTCATAGAGTTTATCTACGAACCGATCAAACTTATAGAAGTCAGTTTTCTTAACAACAACTAATCGAACACAACACCCAACAAGTGCACTAACATCAAGCAAACTAGGATCGTCAGTAGTGTCGTCATAATAGATTTTATGGAAGATCCGATTGGGGTTCTCAAAGAATTCTACCTCGTTAGTTTCCGTGTCATATAGGTGATACCCTCTAGGGTCATTATAATCAGACCAAGTAAACTCATAGGTATTACCAAGATACAGAATGTTACCAGTCCGACTGCGATGGTGAAAATGACCAGAACAAACGAGAGGAAATCTATCAAAATGTTTTGTATCCATTCCATGGTCATTCGTATGCCCACGATACATTTGGAAACCTGCAAATTCAAAGTGTCCAAATACTGCTTGTGCATTTGAGGCATTAACAATCTCCATAGTTTGGTCATAGTTACCCGAACAAATCCAAGGAACTAGTAATAGGTTTTTACCATCAACGATAATATTTTCTGTTTCAGAATAGGTAATTACGTTGGGATATTCGCGCAGCAACAAATCAAGTGCATTGACTTCATTGGTGTTCTTAAAGAATGTGTCGTGGTTTCCTGCAATCATGTGAACGTCGATACCAAGATCAACAGTTCGATCGAAGAAATACTCACGACACTTCTTCAGCGTATTAAAATTGATGTATTTCCGACGATCAAAGACGTCACCAAGATGGATGATTGTCTTAATCTGTTCACGCTCAAGATGAGGAAAGAAAACTTCTGTATAGAACTTATTAAAGAAGTTATCAAACGGAATTGAATCCGATCGTGCCCCGAAGTGAGTGTCGGTAATTAATGCAATTTTCATACAGTACGAATCGCAACCTTAATATCACGATAAAATTGATCAAGGATTTCGCGCACCTTTACCTTCTCAGAAGGTGATGCGCCATCGATTGCGATGTAGATATTGCTATTCAGAGAACTTTGCCCAACACCACGATCTGAATCTGCATCCATATCATTATGGAGAATTTGTGTTTCGATAATCATAATATTCTCACTTAGCAGGGGTGGTGGCGACAGGTGTAGGTTCAACTGCATTCTGGATTACATCGACAGCTTCAGGTGCTGGCAATTCATCGTCTCCAGCAAGATGCACAAGATTGATTCGACCATCACAGAGCATGTAGTGTTGATCAACACCAAGTCGACTTGACTCAAGGTAGATACATCCAGGATTTTGACGTGTAACTTGTGTTACTTTATTCTCGTGTCGTGCAACCATAAACAAGAGAAGAAGAAGTGGAATACCCAGACCAGCAGCGAACAAAAGACCAGTAGTATTCTCAGAAACCCATTTAGAAAACTTACTCATATAAACCTCCATAACATTAATACTAAAACAACTATACCTCATTTAACGTCAAAGGTCAAGGTTTTTTTCTTCTTTTTTGTCAAAATATTTTGGTCTACGTTTTGGCATAGGATTCTTTGGTGGTTGGTTCTCTATAGAACTATCATACGAATCATCGATTTGCTTACGAAGATAATTGATAAACTCATTGGTATGCTCAGAACCATCTGCGTCTTCGGTAATGATGCTGTTGATATCTAGATTCTGAATATAGCGATACTTGGTCGCCATATATTTCTTCTCTTTCTGGATTCGACGCAGAAAAGCATAGTATGTAATCTGAGTAAAGTAAGCAAAAGGATTCGAGGATTTAGCAGGATCGAAGTTGTCAACATATGTAATGCAGTTCTCAATACCATCTAGTACCATCTCTTCTCGATAGGTATAGTTGATGAAGTTTGCTTTATATGCGAGATGGTTTGCGATCTTAACAAAACACTCGCCGATATAGTTCGGGCATCGAGGTTTCGGTGTACCGTTTTCTTTGGAAGCAATAACCTTTTCTCTATACGCCACTATGGCAGCAAGAAATTCTTTATTGTTTACGTAATGTACGTTAGTTTTTGTCTTTGCCATTATTTACCCTCATTAATATAACTCCTTTATACCTCAAATAGACTGCAAAGTAAATGGTTTTTTTAATCTTTTTCTTCAAGAAAACTGTTGACTTGTTCACCCATTCAGGGTATAAAGACTATGTCGTCTATGAAATAAACCATCTAATGAAGTAGCTTACTACTCCTTGGAAAGACAGTCAGTCATCAATTGCCAACCTGACAATTTTGTAGTTGAAACCTTCTTCATTATAAATTTTAATACGCTCGACCATGTGATTAAGCGTATAATTCTTTTTGGTCTTCCAAGAGAGATCGTCACCAATATCAAAAAGATTACAACGTTCTTTCTGATTGCCCTTTCTTAATCCACGACCAATAGATTGAAGATTTCTAATGCGAGATTTAGAGGGTGAGGCGAATACTACGTTATGGAGGTTACGTATATTTATTCCCGTAGAAAAGGTGCCGTAGGAGGCAACAATAATTGCATCAGTTTCGGTCTCAGTAATAGAACGAATCTGTTCTCGATGTGCTGTATCTGTTCCACCATAAACAAAGAAAACTTTTCTAGAAGTTTCTGCTTTTTCTTTAATCATTTTATATAAAACATCACCATGTTTCTCTACGAATTGAAACAGAACTAGCGTGTTGCCTTTTTGTGTCACTGATAGATTACGAATGACGACATTTCGTTTGTGGTTCTTAACCAACCAGTCCATTTCTTCTTGATATGTATTATTTTTAACTGCCTTTTTAGTCTCATCAGTATAGTCTAGAAGGAGACAGGTGATTTTCAAATCAGCAAGATCTTTATTGTCCATCAGTTCTTTGGTGGTAATCACCCGATGAACCTTACCGAACAGACCCTCGAGAATCAATTTATGAGTCTTCGTTCCATCGAGAGTGCCAGTAGTTCCGAGGCGAAACTTAGTCTTGGTGCATTTGTTGAAGATTGATGTCAGCGACTTTGCCTTGAACAAGTGTGCTTCGTCGCCGTAGATAACATCAAAGTCGTCGAAAAACTTTTTCGGTAATTTGTAAATTGACTGCCATGTTGAGATAACGATGTTTGCTTGGTTCGACTTCTCAAAACCAGCGTAAATTTTAGAGCAGTTATTTGCAACATGCCATGTATCATCATTGTGAGAATAATCAGCGAAGTCGCCATACATCTGCTCGACCAGCGACGTTGTGGGAACAATGACCAACTGCTTGCGATTAAACTTCTGGTGATACCTCAAGAGTAGATAGATGATTAGCGATTTACCTGATGCGGTGGGAGAGAGCAGCAGAGTTCTGCCAATGCGAATCGCATACTTAACTGCATCGATTTGATATTCTCTCGCCTGAATTGGATTGCCTTGTGATGTAAGGTTCAGACTCTCAGCGAATTCTTCTAGGTACTCAATATCAACAGGATCGCCGATCGGATCCATTTTGACATCCATTTCATAGTCGGATCTTGCGGCAAACTCTCTCAGGTATGGAAGCAGACCAACGTAAAGTTCTTTGGTCCACATGTTAAACATTCGTGCTTTACCATCCCACATTTTTGCTTTATAGGTTGGCATGAATCTTGCGTCAGGAACGTCGAAAGTGAAGTAGTCGTTCAACTCGGAAGCAATCGAAGGATCGCTTTCGATATTCAAATAGACTTCATCTTTCTTGGTAACTGTTAAGTCAGGCACTACATTAATCCGTTAGTAAACTTTGTCCACTCGATGGCATTCTTGATTTCCCAACCACGACCATTTAATGAACGAATAATTTGCTCTAGTTGGTAGAGCATTGCTTTCATATACTCGACTTTATCGACGCAACGAATAATATCTTCGTCGCAATTAACAATATCTTCGACCTCATTCTTTAGAGGTTTTAATCCCTGAAACTGATTCCACCCAAGTTCTTCTAGTTCTTCGCGAGTCATCTCTCCGCGATAGTATTTAAACTTGGTGCGACGTAGGCGCAGGTAATCCCCCTCGCATTTGCGAAGTTGTAATTTGGTATTACTCAAAATGTTTAGATATTTTGCATGCAGTTCGGCGATTTGAATCGAAGACTTACCAAGATCTAGTTCGTTGACCTTAGCATCTTTTGTCCACATGTCTTGAATTTCAGATAGTTTCATATTTCCTCACAATAAAATAATTTAATCATACTATATTTTTTGACAGAAGTCAAGGTATTTTATACGGATTCAATCGTATAATATCTATATTTAAACGACGCAATGC